ATATCCGAGATCGCCCCGCCATCCATGACGACGAGAGGGACACGCACATACTCGCCATCGCGCACGACTTCCGAGCCCACGTGCCCCACGGCGTCCTTGCGCCATGTCTCGGGCGTCACCTCGATTTGAGGATGACCCATGGTGACGGGCTTGTGCGCGAATGTGGCAAGGCTATCCGCTCTGAAAATTTCATCGGCAGGACGGTAGACCTTGAACACCTGATTAGGCTGGCCCTCCCCGATCTCGTGGCCGTAATAGTCCTGAATGTTCCCACCACGGGCGACGCGGGCCTCGGTGACGAGATAGCCGTCATTGGTGCGGCGCGTGCCCGATATTTTGGCCGCGTCCGCCGTAGTGAACATCTTGCCTTTAACCGGCGCTGCGTCTTTGGTCGATGAAGCCGGTTCGTCGATCTGGGCGACCATCAGCAAATCAAAGCGCAACGGGAAGTCCGGGAGTGCAGGCGTAATCTTCACGATGTCCGGCTGGCCATCCCACTTGTATGAGAGCGAGATGTGCGGCTTCCAGTCTGCATATGTCGGATCGATCGCGAACGTTGACACGAAAAACTCACGTATGGCACGCATCTTGGTGTCGGCCTCGACGCGGATCGTAGGTGTGCCCTTCCCCATGACCTCGTAACCGACAGGCGTAACGGTGATCGGGTCAATCATCCTGACGCCATCGTCGATGGCGACCTTGTTGGCGCTGGCGACGATCGTAACGTGGAAGTCGAAATTGCTCGAATGCTGAGGCCACCCCGAGTAGGACCACCCCAGATCGAAGCCCTGTTGCTGTGCCCACTGGCGCAGCTTGTCTTGGGTTTCCCAATCCGCCCGCAGTGTAACGACGCGGCGTGCTTTCACGATCGTGCTCGCCTCTTGGGCGGCCCGGTCAAGAAACATCATGGGGTGCGCATCCTTTGAGGCTTAAGCGTTTCGCGTCAGAATGGCGGAAGTCCCGCCTCGTGATCGGCAATGATGCGTCGCGCCTTCTCTGCGGCGCGTGTCAGATCAGAGTTGCCGGGGTCGTCATCGAGCGCGGATTCCATCTGTGCGAGGAACTTGCGCCAGACTTCCACATCGTCAAATTCCGTGGGCTCGTCGATCAGATAACGCACCGGCATGGTCAAGGCCTCCACGATGCTGCAACTTCGGACACAATCACGTCGATTGCCGTGGCGCTCCTTTCGACAACCGTGCGCGTTGGTCCTGAAAGCTGATAGGTGTAGCGCACAAACCCCAGTCGCTCCATGACCAGCATTCGCGTATGGGCCAGCACGCGGTTTGCGGCGTCCTGGGGCACGATGCCCGCCTTTACCGCAGCGATCATGTGGCGCATCGTTGCGGCATGCACCCAATCTGCCCGCGGCCCGATATACGCCCGGTCGATTGCCGACATGGCGTAGGTCGATCCGTCCGCCCCGTGGGCAAAGACCTTTTCCACTCCCTTGCCCCATTCGAAGGCCTTAATGTCGGCAACCGAAAACGAACTTGATGACGGGTGGTTGTGATGAAACGTAACTCTGTGGCTTGGGCTGTAGATTTCCGGCACTTTTGCCGGATCTACGTCCAAGTCGCTTGGCCGGCCCGATGACCACCGGGCCAATACCCGCCCTTGGTCATCGTGCATGACGGCCCATTCGTGCCCCGTGCGCGCACCTTGCTTGCGCACGAACTCCCCGGCCGATCTCTCAGCCTCGGGGATCGGGGTTGCGTTCCCGATCTCGCGCTCGAAATACTTGCCTGTCGGGTAACGCTTGACGGGTGCGGGCCGTGGCGCTGGCGGAACTGCGGGCGGACGAACCGCCGCGGGCGGGATCGGTGGAGTCGTTACCGGGCGGGAGGAAAGCTGGCGCGCGAGGGCTGCGACGCTACCCCCGGCCGGTGCGGGCGTTACGCCCGGCACCACACGTGGTGGGACGGGGATTTGCGCTTGCCGCAACACGCCCTCGATCATCGAAAGGCGTGCGCGGGCGGCATTGACGAGTGCGGCCTTGCGGGTCGCCGTCAAGCGTTGCAGGCCAGCCAACAGATTGCCGATGTCCTTGTCATCGGGCAGGAAGCCGTAAAGCTCCACAACCAGCCGCTCGGCCTGCTTTTCCGTCATTCCCCGTGCAAGGGTGGCCACCTGACCATCGATGTTGACCGTTGCCGCGAGGCGTTCTGCGATATCTTGTGCCGATAGGCTTCCCAGGTTCGTGCGCGGCACGGCCGCGACCTTGCGCAGATCGGGCAGCGTGTTGACAAAGAACTGATCGAGGTCGCCCGGCTCAAGATCGGGCGGGGTGGCCGATCGCTCGATTTCGTCGGGATCGTCCGTGATGATTGCGAGCCCGCGGCACCGGCAATTGATTTCGTGCCCCGGATGCCCCGTCCCCGGCGGCTTGTCCCAGGCGAACACCTTGCCGTTGTTGGCGTGGTGCGCCGGCCGCTCCCTGCCATCGATGATGGTGCGCCACTTGTAGTGCGTCACGCCCGCTTGCCGCTGGCGAAATTCATTCATGGCCCCGTTCAACTTCGAGGCCTGATCGCGGGCAATGAGGCGGGCCCGTTGGCGGCCGATGCCCTCGATTTGCGTCAAGCTCTTGGCGATATCGGCATTCGACCTGCCATCGTAGATCGCCTGCAACGTCTGGCGCTCGATACGTTCGTGGATGTCCCTGGCGAGATTGGTGATCAGGGCGTTGGCCTGCTCAGACCGCACCGCGAGAAAGTCTGCCAGGTCATCGTCACGTAGCAGGGCCGTGAGATCGACTTGCGCTTGCGCTCTGACGCCTGCGATCCATTGCCGTGTGTGGCGTGAGCCCTCGGCATCGATCGCAGCCCCAAGGGATTGGCGGGCCGCCGCTTCCAGCCTATCGGCCTCGGCCCGCATCGCCTCGATGACTTGGCGGGCGTTGCGCCCAACCTCGTCAACGATGCCGTCGAACACCTCACCCCGAGGCAACGTTGCACGGTATTGTTGCCGCTCCGACAGGATCACCGGCACAACGTTGCTGCGGGCCCACCGGACCAGACCGACAACGATGCCGATCAGTACCCGCTCAATGTCTCCAGGCGTGGTATCCGAGCCCTCGAACGTCACTGACGGGGCTATCGGTCTCAGGATTATCGTTTTCCGCTTGGGGCTCTTGGCCCTTGCCATTGAGGCTAGATTGTAGCTCAGCAATCGCAGCCTCCAAGCCGGGATAGACGCCGTCCTCGATCAACTGGTTCATCGCGCCCTCGCGCAAGGCCGTTTCGTCGATCAACCCGAGTTCTGCATAGATTTTCGTAGTTTCCGCCTTGGACTTGGCGATGTCCGCCTTTTCCTTGGGCGCCATCTGCCAGATCGGGCGCCACTCGAAATAGGCATCCTTGGGCACCGACCCGATGGCATCGATCCACAAAACGCGATCCAGATATTCGAGCTGGGTGCCGATCGTCTCGCCCCTCATGCCCGCCAGCATGTCGTAGTAGTTGCGCAAGTCCCCCTCGCCCGAGTTGTTCAGGCCCTTTGTGGTCATACCCAAGAGGCGGGTCGCTGGGATGTCCGAGGCTGCGCACACGATCTGCAAGTATCGATCGATCACGTCGGGGAGGTTGGCGAACGATGTCTGTTTGCGGTCCCACTCCTCGTTTTTGTCGAGGAGGAGCATGTTGTTGATCGACTTCAAAACGTTGGCGTTGGTGAACCGCTTGATGAGTTGCGACGTGCCGGCGTCGTTGCCGAGCGCCGTTCCCAGGTTATCGAGGTGGATCACGTCCACCTTGGCCTCGTGTACGAGTTCGGCAATGGCCGTCTGTGTCATGGCGGCATGGTGGATGGCGTCGTAGGCGGCAAGCAACGTGCTATCGGACCAGCAATCGATGATGGCGAGGTCATCGTCCAGCCGATCCGCCCCGAGGAAGCGGATCACCCGCGACGGATGCAGGCGGACCATGGTCCCGGTGCGTGCGTGAAGTTCGTAGAAAAACGGTTGGCCGAATGTCGGGGACCGTGGGTCGCGGTCGATCTCGGGTGTCGAAAGCGCATGGCGCGAGACGACGGTCAGATATTGCAACCCGCCCTTGCCGATGCGCATGGCATTGAGGGGCTTTTCGGGGTTTTGCACGTCGGCCCCGATGATGATCGCCCCGCCTCCGTAGAGCCGCCCCAACCGGGTCGCACGGGATATCTTGCGCTTGATGTCGTGCTTTTTCTCTGCTGCCTCGATGGCGGTGATTAGGCGCGGGTCGGCCTGCCATGCCCGCCACTCGCGCAGCATGTCGTAGACCGGGGCATCGACGATCTTGCGGCCGATCCAGTCGCCACGGTAGAGCGCGGTCAACTCGACAAGGCTGCGTTCGTTGAACGTGAATGCGTCGTTGGCGAGTTTCGACTTGCCCACCGTCCCCATTTGAGAGACGAAATTGACGAGGCTGTCATAGATCGCCATCGGCTATTCGAGCCCCCATGATGAGTAGTCGAGCCCGCCGGCAAGCAAGGCCTTGATCGCGTCCACTGTCGGATCGACCTGGTCGTCATTGGCCGCCCGCGGGAATGAGAGGAGTTCCGACAGGTACACGTCGGCAAAGTCGGCATCGTCTGCGATCATGATCGGATTGACCGCGAGATAGGGCGTCACGTCGTGAGCGCGCTGCACCTTGTCCTTGTCGCGCTCGATCGCCCTCACGGGGATCATCTCGCGCTGGAACTTCTGGATGAGCCCCGTACCCGAGACCTTATCCTCGATGCCCATGTAGCGCAGCGGGCCCCAGACGTTGACCGGGCGGGCGTGGGCGGTTTTCCAGAACTGGCGGGCGACGGTTTCGAGTTCAGGCGCTTCCCACTTCCCCCGCGTCTGCGCAAGGAAGTATGGCCGGCCGTCAACTCCGAGGCCCCATTCCTGGATCACGGAGTAGTCGTTCTCTTCCCTGGCCTTCATCGCGGTGTCCGCGAAGATGGCGCGCCACTTCATGGCCGGCGGGGCGCCTTCGAAGCGCTTAATAAACCCGGTCTTGAATATCGCACCCCCGCGCGGGGCGGGGCGCTGCTGGAATTGGCCAGCGACCGCATACTCCCCGAGAACGGCCTTGTCGCGATCGACGACGTGACGCGGGAAGCGGTCGGGGAACAGAAGTTCGCCATCGTCTTTGCGAGGATCTGAAAACCCTATCGACGTTCGGCACCGTCGCGACGCCTCGAATTCCATGGGCAGCATCAGGTGTTCATATCCGAGGTCCTTGGATACGACCACGCCTGATATGTCTTGTTCGTGTAGCCGCTGCATAATCACGATGATTGCCGACTTTTCCGGGTTTGTCAGTCGTGTCGGGACCGCTTCCAAGAACGTGGTCACGGCCGTTTCGCGCTTCTGGTCGGAGTTGGCATCATCGACGGAGTGCGGATCGTCGATGATCACCCTGTCACCACGCGAGCCGGTGAGCGAGTTGAACGCCATCGCCTCACGGAACCCGGCCTTGACGTTCTCGAATTTGGTCTTGGCGTTCTGGTCGCCCGTGAGCACGACACGGCGGCCCCATAGCTCGCGATACCATTGCGACGATACGAGACGCCGGGCTTTGAGATTGTCGCGAACTGCGAGGCTTTCTTTGTGCGCGGTCGCCACGTAGCGCAGATGCGGCTTGTTCTTTGGCCCCCACTCCCACATCGGGTAAATCACCGACACGAGGAGGGATTTCATCGCGCCGGGGGGTACGTTGATCAAGAGCCGTGTGATCTGCCCCGAGGTGACGGCCTCTAGGTGTTCGGCCATGGCATCGATGTGCCAGCCGTGCACGTAAGGCGCGCCGGGCTCAAGAACATGCCATGCACACCGAACAAACCCCGCAAGGCTTTCCTCGCTATCGAGCCGGTCAAGCTCCCTCAGTGTCGTCGTCGGATCGCTGATTAGCTGCGTGAGCGATTGCTCTAAGTTGGTCACGTTGGCCAACGCTCAGCCGTGAGAGCACGGAGCGCGTGCCTGCGGCATCGTCCGTGTCACTGCTGTCCCCCAGGTTGAAGGCTTGGCGCTCCAACGCGATGAGCTTTGCGAGCGCCTGTGTCAGATTGTTCGCGACGGCGGATCGGCTCGGAAGTGCCACGGCCGCCAGCATGCGAGCCCGGCGCTTCCCGTTTTCGTCGTCCGCCGTTTCGTCGTTGATGGCATCAACCACGTCATCGATATTGTCGGAGGCCTCGTGTAGCTCCTCCAAGAGCTTTGCCACGATCTCCGACGTGCGCCCGATCCTGGTCCGCTGTCCATTGAGGATGGATACGCCACGGGCAACCATGGTTTCAATGGTTGCAGCTTCGCGGGGCTGTTGCAACCCCTCTGCAACCATTCGAGCGGCGATCTCGGATTTAACGCGCTCTGTTAGGTCCCGTGACCAGTTGCGTTTTTTGGCCCGCTTTTGGATGGCGGTATGGGACACCCCGAATTGACGGCCTATCTCGGCAACGGAGAGTTGCCCACCGCGGTATTCCCGCTCAATGGCTTCCCAATCCGTTTCGCGGGCGGTGTCCTTGCCCGTGTCGGTCGTCATGTGCCCCCTGTCGGATCGATGGCTGGCGGGCCATTCGGATGCCGGGATGTGAGGTCGCGTATGGCCCGATCGGCCGAGCGACGTTCGGTTTCTGACCCAGCCTTGCAGAGGATGACGGCCCGTCGCGGGTGGGGGGTGCCGTCTTGCCCAACCCACTCCGCCGATATGGCTATCAAGCCGTCCTTGTATGGGACCTCCGAGTACGTCCACATCATCCGCCATCCCGGTTGGTCGCTGGCATGTCGGCACTCGCGCACCCGCTGATCAGGCGTGACGGGCGAACTCTATGGCTGTCAGGCGATAGGTGTTGAGTTGCCCCCGAGCCGTCTTGCGAGCGAGGCGCGATGTCGAGCACACCCCAAATACAAACGCCCGCCTGATGCGTGGATCATCGGGGCGGGCGGTTTGGGCAGTGTGGCATGGGGATACCCCGTCATGACGGCAAAATCAAGGACATTTTGGCAACACTTGGGCAGCTTCGCGAAATAAATGGAAAGCAGAGACGGCCACGCGCGCAATTTTGTATTGCTTGCCAAGCCTATGCCGCGTCGGGTTTAGACCTCACATCACGCCGCTCTAAGCCAATCCCTATAAGGTCGCGGGCGACTTCGGACATGCTGAGCGACGTTTCACGGCTTATGCGCTCGATGGCGGCAATCTGGTCCGGTGTCAGCAAAAGGTCTTTACGGACAAGGGTCGCCCCGTGCTTGGGGGGCCTTCCGGGGCGCGCTTGGCGCAGGTGTTTCACGTTTTCCATGGGGAATATATTACGGAGGTAAATTTTATTGGTCAACCCCCTTGCTATTTGATAATTACGTGTGTATATATTTGAGTGTTGGGGCATCCCAATGAACAAGGCGGCCCGGTCACGGTGCGACCAACACCATGCCGGGCCTTGATCCAACAACCGACTGAACCGGAGTTGAACCCATGAAACCGACTACCACGATACGATCCTGGGGGGCACTAGGCCTCGGGATATTTTTCGCAGGCATCACCACGATCACGATCTTCGACGACGTCTGGCACGGGGCGCCCGTCACCATTGCCCACATGAACGCCTTGGGCGCGCTTGTGGCGGCTATTGCCTCGGGGCACTTCCTGGTGCCTACCCTTCGACAAAAGCGCCCTGTGGCTGCTCTAGGCCTCGCCATGATCTTCCTCGGGGCCACGGCCTACGTCGTCACGTCATCGGGGGCTCGCAATGCGGAAGTTGCCAGCGTCAAGGCCTCCGAGGTCCTCAAAGCCAATGAGGAACGGGCCAGCATAATGGCAAAGCTCGCTGAGGCCGAGGCCGATGTAGAGCAAGCGAGGGCCGAGTATGACGAGGCGAAGCGTCTGGCGGCCAAAGAATGCGCCTCGGGGAAGGGCAAGCGTTGCGACGGGCGGGTCGAAACACGCGACGCCGCGGCCAAGGACTTGGAGCGGTCTGAGAGCCACGCGGCCTTGCAGCGGGGCAAACTGGCCTACCTTGGGCCGGAAACAGTACAATTCGCCGGCTACAAGCGCATCGCAACGTTGTTCGCGGCGTTCTGGGGCGATGCCGCGACGATCGAGTCCCGGTTGATCGTCGTCATGCCGTTTGCATCGGTGCTGATCACTGAGCTTTGTGTGATCGTGTTTCTCGCGCTCGCTCTAGGGCACGCATCGTTGCATGTGGCGGATAGAAAACCGAACACCGTTGCCGGCAACGATGCAGCCGAACAGGCGATGGTCGATTTCCGGCGTGCCCTTTTCGAACGTTTGCCAGATCGTGAAGGTCCAACGGTTGCCGACATCGTTGCCGCCTCTCGATTGCCGGAAAACGACCCGGAACCGCCCAAGCCCCGCAAGCGTTCACGGCCTCAACTGGCAATCGACAACGATCGGACGTTTGCCAGCCACCCGGCAATCGAAGCTCTCACGAAAAATGGCGGATCTGTTGCCAGCAATCGAGAGCTGGCTGAGATCATGGGCGTGTGCGACGGGGAGGCAACCAAGCGCAGGGCCGAGGTGAGGCACATGCTGATCGAGGAACGGGTTGGCAAAGAGTGCCGGATTAGGCTGAGGGCGTAGAGCGCCCAGACCGGCCGGGTGAAGATGGCCCGGCCGGTAGCCCTTTTCAGACCAGCCTCCAAAACAGCTCTACGTCTGCGCTCCTTTACGTTCCAAGCGCTTCACGCAGGATCGCGCGAACGTCTTCGATTTTTTCCCACTGCCTGCTTCCGGCGCCAGCGTTAGCAGCTTTAAGCGCTCTCGCGAGCGCAGACTCAAGCTCACCTACTCGCGACACGTCTTTCCTCACCCACATCACCCCATCAATCGTGACGACGGCGAGATTGCCCGCAACAGCCTCACGAAGTCCGTCTATGATCTTTTGACCGCCGCTCACGGCACCCCTCCTTTTCAGTCGTTACGCTTCCGGGGCCCCGGCGATCTGCCCGAGGGCCCGAACAGCTTATTTGCGGTCACTGCGTTGAAGGGATCACCCATCGCCGCCAGCGCCGCCGCGTTCGTCTCGTAGTCCTTAGACTTCCATACTCGCGACCACTCTCGGCGCTGCTCTGCGGTCAACGTGATGCCCTTGCGGCCCACCTTTTTGTAACCGGCTGGCGGACGCCGCGATCCGTTCCTCAGTGCCGCCGCCGCCTCTCGCACCATAGCGCGCCTTTCATCGTTTTTGGCCGTCGAGCGGCCCGTGTAGACCTCGATACCCACAGCGCCGACGCGGCCCAACTCTGCCACGAACAGCACCGTGTCGCCTTCTCGAATGTCGCGAACGCCACGGAACAGACCGCGCCATGAGCCCTTGACGGTAACGATCCGGGTCGACCCGGCTTCGCGCAGCAGCGCCTCTTGAGTGTCGGGCTTGATGCTTCCCTGGGGGAAAATCAGTCCCGGCCTACTGTGATCCATAATAATTCACGAATTGTTGTTTCGCAAGCCTTGATTGGCGAACGGATTGCGATTATAACAGTTCATGAACTGATTTTCATAGCTTGCGACTAGAGCGCTGCGGCGCGATGATGGCAGGCGGAGACGCAAGATCAACGAGGGCCACATCATGAAGTTCCGAATTCGAGCGCAGTGGACGGGCCCGGACGGGCGGCAAATGGGCATCGCCGATGATAC